GCAGTCAGGCGCAGATACTTCGCCATCGTAAGCCTTGGCATAGAACACGCGTGAAACATCAGGCGCGGCATTGACAATGACTACGTCGAGGTAGCGCTCTTCGATAGCGGCAATCTCTTTGCCGCCTTCGTTCAAACGAAACACACCGCCTTTGATGGAGATGCTCTTGGTGCGGTTACCTACTGCGCCACCGGCTAGGGCTCGGGCCATGGGTGACAACGATGTGCGGTTCTTTGCGAACGCGGGGGCTTGGGATGGGTTGAATAGAGCTACATTGCTCATAATGATTCTCCTGATTACTTAGTTGGTTTACGAACGGAAATGGCGTACTCTGTCATAGAGTTAAGCCCTGCGGGAACTAGACTGGGATTCTCTTCCAAGAACGTCGCCATGTTGGTCTGCGCAATACGCTTCTCCAACAAGTCCAACGCATCGTGTTCCTTGATGAACTCTTTGAACGAGTCCCAGTCCTGTGTGTTGTAGCGTGTCTTGGTAGACAGCACTACGGTGCCTTGGTCTGTGCGTACGCTCGATACACCAAGCTTAAGCATCTGATCTTTGAGCGCGATCTTCACAACGTCTTGCTGACGTTTGATTTCTTCAATCTGTGTCTCGAACTCTTGAGTCAGTTCTTGTATGCGTGATTGCATTTTGCGGTACACCTTCGCCAACTTGTCCATTGGGACAATGACCTCTGTCGGCGACTCCTGAGGAGCAGGCTCCTCGTCATCTATATCTAACATTTCACTTCTCCTTGAATTATTTTATTGTCAATGGTTTGACAGCATAGCACGACTGAATTGATTTGCAACTCCTTTCTTAAATATTTTTTACTTCGCTGTCGAACATGCCGACAAGCAAAGCGTGGTCAGAAACTTTTGTATTCATTGCCTTGAATAACTTCTTCTCGATTGGGCTTGACTCAATGTGCACCACAGTGACCTTGTCTGAGTCTTGACCCTTGCGATCAGCGCGTGCAATACACTGTGTGTACATCTCAACAGACATCAGGGGACCATAGAAGACAACGGTGTCAGCGGCAGTTAGGGTAATCCCGTGTGCTGTCGCTTGTGGTTGCAACACCAACACGCGTATGTTGTCAGTTGTCTGAAAGTCGTTGATGATTTGCCCACGCTTTGTTGCAGACACGTCGCCATGAATCTGGTCAACGGCATAGCCGTTCTTTGTGAGATGCTTAACGATGGTGTCAATGCTAGAGCGGAACAGCGCAAAGATAATCACCTTCCTTGACGTCTCTTCCAACACCTCCTCTAACACACCAAGGCGAGGCGCGGCATCGAACTCCACAACTTCTTTCTCGTCTGTGTATGCGGCACCACAACTAATTTGTAGCAACTTGTTTACAGCAACACCGGCGTTGACTGCGCTGATTGTTTCTCCGGCAGCTTGGAAAAGCATTTGCTCTTTGAGTAACTTGTAGTACTTGGCCTGCTGTGGCGTCATTGGTACTTCGCGTGTGACTGTAATGACAGGCGGCAAGTCAAGGCACTGGTCTTTAGCAAAACGTATTGCGGGTTGAAGCGCATCAAACACAAGTTCTCTAGCGTTGGCTTTTGGTGACCACTTGAACATACTTATCTTGTTCATCACCTTGTCGCGCCATGCTGTTTGAAACTTAGGCACACCGCTTGGGTTCACAAGCCTTGCCAAACCATACGCATCCACAGGCGACTGCGATGCGGGCGTACCAGTCATCATCCACAGATATGTTTCAGGCTTGATGATCGAGGCAAGTGTTTTCCATCTACGAGTAGACGGGTTCTTGTATGCGTTGGCTTCATCGACAATCACAAGGTCAAACCTACCATCAGCGTTGATCTCAGATGCAATCAAGTTCAGGCCGTCATAGTTGGCTATGACAATCTCGTAGTCCTGCTGAATCATTTCAATACGTCGTGAGGCTTGCGTATGGTGAGCGACGATGGCGCTTCTATGTATCACGCTTCGGTTGATGTCACCCATCCACGCGCTGTGCATGATGGACAAGGGGCAGAGAATAAGTATGCGACGAACATCACCACGCTTCATCAAGAAGTCAGCCGCCCAGAGTGCGGACAAAGTCTTGCCAGTGCCGGGGTCGTTAAAGCAGAACGCTCTGCGGTTAAGTGTGAGGAAAGCCGCTGTCTCTATTTGGTGAGCCATTGGTATAAACTTTCCCGGCCAGTCGTAGCGCCTAGTGATAGGCGATGGGACATCCTTTACGCCGAGGTTGCGTAGCACCCTTGCCTCATCTAACCCCCAGTACACAGCCACTTCAAAGATACCATCCGTCTCAGACAGCACCTTATGCTTTGGAATGATTGCGTACTTGTGTGGGTTACGTGTGCGCAGTACGAGCGCCTTGTTGTCAACGATCTGCATTACGCATCTTCCTTCAACCTAGCCCAAGGCGAGTTGTCTGAGTGATGGTTTAGTTCTTCCATCTTTTTATTTGTATGTAGTCGCGCTGACGCATCAGACCAAAAGTCATCTTCTATCTCCGACACATCTACCCACGTATCACCAAACTTTGCACGCCATAAGTTGACAAGTTGCGATAGCGGTATTGAATACACAGGGTGTTTATTAGGGTTGAACACCGTCATGGTTACGTGTTCATCCGTCTCATCCATCATCTTTATTAACTCACTTTTCACTCTTCCCATTTGCTTCTCCTTGTTTTATTTTGGATTACGACACACATACTTAGAGCGATCTGTCAGGAAGTGAACCTCAAGCTCGCCTTCTCTTCTCATTCGGTCGTACGCGGCTTTATAGAAAGGGTCTTCTACTACCTCTTGTAGATCAACCCAGTCATGTCCAAAACGCGCTACCCACAGATCAATAAGTCGTATAGTAGGTATGTCACTTAATAGAGTGGTCTGACTTTCTCGCATACGAACGGTTTGCGCTCGCGTCTTTGACGCGGAGATTCGAGCGTACGGTCGTTCCTCCTTTGGATAGTGCTCTTTTGTGGTCGACATCTTTGCCGTCTCCTTTTTTTACTAGTCCTTCTTTCTCCATCATGGCGCGTGCTTTGTTACGTGCGGCACGCTTCTTCTTGACTGCTGGCGTACCATCGTACTGCTCGTACTCTTTGGCGTAAGGGCGTGGTTTGTTTACGTAAGGCATGTTAGTTCCTATCTTGCTTGGTTAACTCTTGAGACCGCCTTCAAGCTGTCTACAACTCGGGCGGGTTGGTCTTTGTCCATTTTGATGCGCATCACATCATGTGCAAGGCGCAACGCCATAATCGTCGCACATTCTGGGTGAAACCACAACGATACATAACCCTCAATGTGGTCGTGAATATTTGCCACGCGAGGGTCTTTGCTTTGCGTTAGCACGCCGTGGTCTGAGTGCTCGATGGCGGGTTGGTCTTCTCTAATTTCTCCATGGCAGATGTGGCATTTGCATGGGGTCATTGTGAATTCGTTTGCGGGATGTACGGCCATTTGTTTCTCCTAGTGTTTTTTGTTAAATTCGCAAGTCTTTACTGGGCACCAACCGCATAGTGGCGTTTGGTTTGGGTTCCACACATCGTTGGCAAAGCTCGCTTCAAGCCGCGCTGTACGCTCACGATAGTCCCACCAGTGCTTGTCGGCATCTTCTCGCGCCATCGACATCTTGACCATGTCGTTCTTGACAATGAACAGCAACGCAGAGTTGACCTTGCGGATGTGCGGGAAGTGGGCAAACACCATGAGCGACATGAGCACTAGCTGATCTCTGTCTGGATACTTGTTGTTGCCAGTTTTCCAGTCGCCCACCCACGCCGTAAGGTTGTCGTCGTCAACGACAAGAATGTCAGCAATGCCGCGCACCCATACGTCTTTGTCTTTCCAACCAGTTGGCTTGAGGTCGACAGTCAGCGCCATCTCATACTCAGCAAGCTTGCGCCCATTCTTTTTAAGCATGGCGTCCACCACAGGCTGAAACTGTGAGTACTCAGGAGGGATTGGTTTTCCGTCCCGGATGTAAAACTCAATGGCTTCATGTACCTGATTGCCGTAGCGCGTTGCCTCAGTCTCGGTGAACGGGTAGTTCTTCAAGACCTTGACCTCTTGGTATCGGCGTTGGCATCCCTCGTAGTCTTTGAGGGAAGAGTGTGACCATGCGGGTTGTTTCATAGTTGGGCTGAGTCCACGGCAAGGGACAGGCGGTTGGCAAAAGCGTTGACAAACTTCTCGTCACTACACAGATCGTGGTTCATGTCATGTAGCACAGCGTGTGTCAGCTCGTGCCAGAACGTGTCAGACATTTCTTCTTTGCCAAGCTTGTTGCCCTGCATGTCGTGTGTTGCCATCCATATGATGCCGTGTGTATAGTCAATTGTGGCAAGGATGTTCTTTGTCTTTGCTTTCTTGACTTTGATGACCGCGTAGGTCTTCCTGCCCACAGTAATTTTCTTTGGTATCTGCATTGCTTCTCCTAGTTTTTTGCTAACCCATACCTACGGTGTGCGCCACCGTCAGCGTCCAATGGAATACCCTTCATGTAGGGCGGCTCCATAGTCATTTGCGCCAAGACCCAAGTCTTAGCGTCAACCACTTCATCGTCAGGTACAACAGCAATCAGTTCATCATGCACTGTGCCTGCGATCGGGTATTTCTTTGCTACCCTCAACATACCATCCGTCATCACAATGCGAGCCAAAGCTTGCGTGATGTTGTTCGTTATCTTCCCTGCATACAACTTGGTAGCGTGTGGCCCATAAACAGCTTGGCTCCTACCTTTGTCGTCCTTCTC